ATATTTTGTCCTTCAACTACTCCACTGAATTGAAGTTGATCGGGTGCTGTCGGCATTCCCATGAGGCTGGGTTGAGGACCTACTCCGGCGGTGGGTGCCGTTTGCATTTGGGGTGGAGTCTGAAGGAGATATTGTTTCAATAGTTCTTGAACCATGGGATTTTTGTTAATGATCTCCTCGGGGTTCGGGAACACATTGGAGAAGGTCATGAACACTCGTTCCAAGAATCCAGCCATATTGATAAATGGCGCAAAGGCCGGAGAAGCAACAAGCTGAACGAGGCCCAAGAGCACTTGGCGCATGGTCGATTTATTCTCAAACTCTTGCACCGCAATCTCGTCAATCTCGAGATCCATGTTGAAGTCGTCGGGGTGAACGATCACGGTAAGTTGTTCCCCTTGTTGCCCCGCAACATCGATTGCCATGGATTTATCAAGGAATTGAGGAGCGTACTCTTTAACTTTTCGAAGATATCCACCACATAGCTGTAGATTGAGGTTTTTAATATCTCCTAGTGCTGGGGCTGAACTCTGATCGCGGATTGTGGCAAACTCGGTAGCTGATGCTCTTCCACCTACACCTTGACCCAGCATGAAGGGAGGAGTTTGGGCTACATCTTCAGAGTCTTTCTTTAGCGTCTCTAATCGGTTATTGAGATTCGCGGTGAGATCGGGAATCTGCATGAAATCCAAAGCGTCTTTGGATGTAACGTCAAAAACCTTGTTTACCCCGATTCGCATGTCCTTGGTACGACAGCGGCCGATGACTCTGATCATGGGCCTGCGGTTTTGCAGGGTTGAATTGTCCATGAGCTGGCCTTTTGCCACCTGCTCCTCAAGGATTTGATCGTCTAGGAGTTCCAAGAGTCCTCGGTGCCACCAGCCTGAGTCATCTTCGTGGGAGTGTGCAGAAATGAACGGGATTCCATTGCCCCAATAGGGAGATTCAGAGAATCGGACGCAAACAGCGTTGTTTTCGCCAAGTCTTCCTATCATATCGAGAACATAACGACGTTCGGGAGCGTTCTGGTCCCACTTCATGCTCTTTACTTCACCATTTTTGTCCAATTTAACGTCGATTTTGGGTAAAAGGATCCAAACTTGCCAGTGTTCGTAGACTTCCGAGCTTAAACTATCGGTTGTAGTCTTTCCAGAGTCCCGAATTCTCTGTTGTTCAGGGAAATTTGACCAATCGTATTGGTTAAACTTCTGTAATTCGGTTATTTTGTCCAGATTCTTGAAGATTCCAGCCTTACCTTTAGCCCAAAGCTCGGGTCTGGTGATGTCGGAACGATAAAGGAAGCAGGTTTGACGGTCTAAATCATCAATTCGATTGTCGAATGAGCATTGATCTATTTTAAGGGGATAGTAACCTACTTCGTCTTTCGTGATTTTGTCGTATTCGACTTCGAGGGTTTCGTGAGGGTGTGGAGTAACCGAATACTCTCCTGTTCTTTCGTGCTTGAATACAGTGGTCCCGTCGGCAGCCGCCTCCATTTGGTTCGGATCTCGCGTGACATATCGTTTCATCCTCTCTACTTCGAAGTCGTAAGGTACGTAGGCTATGTGATTCCCGTATTTATAGGTCCAATTAAAGCTTTTACGGCACTTGCCCTTAAGGTCCGTTTTCTTCATGCAGTAGGCCGCCCAACGATTGAGAGCCTCGGAAACGATCGCTTTCTCCTGCTTCTTGTCGGGAGAGTCGAATATACCGATGTCAGGCTTGAACTTGACCGGCATGTCATCGGAAAATGTGGCAATATAAGCCCCGTCAGCCAATCTTCGACAAACACGGTAGTAGACAGAGGCTGAGACCTTGGAAAGCGTTAATTCGGGCATCCTGGACTCTTTTTGAGCCATCCAGTAAAGGTTATCCGCCCGTTCCCACTTCTCTTGTAATGCGCTCCACTGGTTTTGATAGGTGGACAAAAAGTCCTTTGATAGTTTTATGACGCGAGCTAGGACTTCATCGGGATTGCCTTTGTCATCATAGGAAGCAAGATTTGGAGGAGAACGAATGATGAACTTTTGAGCGACTACGGAGGCCTTCACGTCCTCCCTGTCCTTATCTTCGGTTAAAAATAGGTTGGAGGCGTCAATGGGTTGAGGCATAGAAGTCCTTGGAAATGAATATATCATGAAATTTGTTGTTGACAACTACTAATGGTAGTCATATAAACGACCAACCACTACGGATCTGCGTCCGTTAAACCAACTTTTATTCCTCCCCTGGGGATTGTGCTGTCTTACGGATGGCATTTAATCACGCAGACCCAGAGGGAGGGATTTTTTCTCACATGAAGATCTCGAGATTTCAAACAGTAGTAAAAAAGACCATTCAACACTGGTTTCCTCATGTTGAAATAATAGAAAACTACAGACCTGATTGGTTGAATAAAAAAGAAATAGACCTCTTCATTCCATCCCTAAAAATAGCGATAGAAGTTAACGGTAGACAACATTATTACTACTGCCCAGATCTACACCGAGAACCTATGGATTTTATTAGACAGAGAATGCGCGACATTGAAAAAAAGAAGATTATTAAAGATCGCGGATTACACCTTGTGATTGTTAGACCATTTCGTGGTAAATATGCTGGATATGGAGCAATGAGGGATTGGATATCTGGAATATTTAAGAAGGAAGGTCTGCCTATTAGCCTCATTGACATTAATGATGAGCTAAGAAATGAATGGAGGGATGTGAAAAAGATACATAAAGATATATGGTTCAGCAAGGCTCATTACGACATTAAGTCTTTCTTGCAAAATAAAGATTTATTAAAACCATTTCTTGAACAATATCCTCAATATAAAAAGGTTTTTAATGTAAGGATAAGATAGTATCTATTCAAAGTCTCTCTCTGAGAGTCCTAACCAGTTCTCCAGCTCAACACAAGCCGACTCACAACAGTCTAAAAGGTGGTCGTCGCGGTTTTGTATCTTCCTCTCTGATACTCCGTGTTTATCAGATTTCTCCCGTTTAACGGCCTTCTTTTGAATTTCCCATATCAGGTTGTGGCAGGTATTGAAGATATACATACGTGGCGCTCCAGGCTCTCCGGTGATGAAGTGGCGCTTGGTCATATTCACATCACACCAACGGTTGATAACCTCACGCCTCGCCTCCTGCCCCATTGTTGTCCAAGGCATCACGGCTAATCCGGATTTAACATAGATGTAGTCAAGAGAATCGCCAGTAATTGGATCGCTTCGAAACTCTGCGTGATCGAGATAGGTTCCAATGTATCTTTCTCTTTTTTCAATCTCCATCCAGATTTCACCATCCCGCTGTCTGTCGTTACCTGAGAATTCGATGATTTCTCTGCAACGCTCATCAATCGTAGTTCCAGCCTTGTAGTATTCGCGATAAACAAATAAATCTCCTTTAGGATGAAGAGCAATCCAAGCGCAAGCAGATGGCGAACTGATGCCAGCATCGATGAAGCGCCACTTCAACCAATGATCGGGAATAGGGAATGGTTCAATGATGCTTTTATCAGGATTAAATTTATTGACCCACTTTCCGGAAATATAGGCAAAAGAACCTTTACGCACCGCTTCCTCCAACGGTGTACCGTCATACTTTGCATACGTCTCCTTCTTCTTTACCTCTGGATAAATCTCTTCCGGTACATCTTCCACTCCCATCTTCATGTGAAGAAAACTATCGGTACCAAAGAACTTCATTGGATTAGCACAAGCATCCGGTAGCCATGAAACATCCGCATCATCAATCGCAACTGTGATTAGTATCTTCCCCTTCGTGGTAACAATACGATTCAAGCATTCATTAACAACTCCTAGCGGGGGTTCCTCATCCAAATGAATCATCTCCGCTGAACCCGACTTCCACATTTCAAGTTCCTGTTCATAGGTGCGAATAATAAACTTGGTGTCATCATGCCCAACGATCCTCTTATCGTTCTTGGTCATGTCCTGTTTAATCATTGAAGGAGGTATTAGAGACTTGTAGAGGGGAATTAAAACGTTCTCGACGTGATCAGAGCTTTTTCCTCCTATCCACCCAACTCGTTGACCCGTGATGTTCCTGTGCCACGAGTGAGATTCCTTGATACCCATAGCTCGCGCACCCAGCCAATGACGATTAAGTTGATTCAAATACCAACATGTCATCACATAGACTGCC